AGGGTTTTTCTTCCACTTAAAATGTACGTTTTAGGGATATTATGAATAGACCGTTCAAAAATTGAACAATCTAAACGAAAGGAGAAAAAGAAGATGAAACGAATAGGGGATTCTAAAGAACCTACCATCAAACAAGCCCATAATATCTTAGCCAACCTCAGAGAAAAATATCCAGATAAGTCCTTTTCTATCGATATTAATCTATGGAACCATTCTCATAATTCAATCTATACTGAATATTCATTAGCTATACTTCCAGGATTTGATGGATCTAATTGTCAAAGATCAGAAGATTTTAAAGACTGGCCACCTTTCCTGAAATATTATCGTAAGGTATTAAAGGAGGGAATTGATGTCTAGTCAATGGCAACGCTGGAAGAACATCATGAAGTGTTACCCATTTAGTGAGGATCGCCTTGCAAAGTGGGAACCTCCATACATAGTTCAGCCTAAATACGATGGAGTTCGATGTAGGGCAGTTCCAGTTGAGAATGGCTACCTTCTGCTTTCAAGTGAGGAGAATGTGATCTTCTCCGTTCCTCACATAAATCAGGAGCTGAAGTCCTCAGGCCTGCGCCAGGAACTTGACGGTGAGCTCTATTGTCATGAACTTTCCTTCAATGAGATCTTATCAATAACCTCCAGGACAGTCAATCTCCACTACGAACACAAACTAATCTCCTTCCACTGTTTTGATGTAGTAAATGATGCACCTCAACACACTCGACTGACTGAGATAATTAAGCTAAGATCCCTCAAGCTCAAATACCTCAAGGTTTCACCTTTCTGGATATGCGATACTTTCGACGAGGTTATGAGAGTTTATGATAAGTTAATTAATCTTGACTATGAAGGAATGATCGTCCGGCATAAAGACGCTCCTTATGAGGTTAAGAGGAGCACATTTCTTATGAAATTCAAGCCGAAAAAGGAAGATGAGTATGAAATCCTTGGATGGAATGAGGAAGTCGACAAGAATGGTAATCCAAAGAAAAGACTTGGATCACTAATATGTCTTAGTGGTGATGGAAACACCTTCTCAGTCGGCTCTGGATTTACTCAAGGTCAGCGGATTGACTATTGGAATGATCAAGATTCATTGAAAGGGAAAAAAGTAAGAGTCCAATACCAGCACATAAGTTCTGGTAGAAAAGTACCACGCTTTCCTATTTTTATAGAGGTAGTAGAAAATGACTGAACAAGATAAGAAACTCGAATTCTACATAGCTGGAGTACAACACCACGAGAGTTACAAATGCCAAGATTCGATGGCCGTAGATGACTTCCTCGCTATGGTCCTTGAACCTACCAATAAGTTCGATCCTAATGCAATCAGACTTGAATGGCGTGATACTATGATCGGCTACGTCCCAGCTCGGCTTAGTGCAGAAGTAACTGCTTTGGTAATGAGTGATGAGGAAAATCTTTGGGCCTGCAAACTCATCGAACTGAACAAAGATGAGAAACCCTGGGAGAGATTCAAAGTCCTAATTGAGGAGGTAAACTAATGAAATTTGTCTACTGTGCAGAATGTGGAGAGAGATTTGAAGTCCTCTACAAGGCTTCGCAAGGAAAGGTCTTCCATATAATAAGGCCTCACAAGTGCTCTGGAATTGTTAAGGGAGAAGTGACAGAAAAGATGAGGGAGAATGAACTACAACCAATCCCTCCTGAACCTAACATTAAATCTATGTTCGACTCGTTTAAGTTTGTTCAAAAATTGAACGATCTTGAACCAAAAATTGCAGAGCCAGAATCTATACCTGAGTCAATGGTTCAAGAAACTGGAGACAAGAGGAGCAAGGAACATCTACGGAAAGAATTAATAACCTCAAATGCTCCACTTAACCTAATAAGCAATATTAAGAACCTTCCTACATCACAACCAGTAGGGGATATTAGCAAGGAACCGAAAGGAGATTAAGATGCCAAAGGTCTTCGTTGTAAACAAGTCCACAAGCAAGAGCGGAACAGGCCATGATTTTAGTCCTGCAGAAAAGTTCGGTGAAATCGTCTTTTTATCCAAAGGCCCTATGAACCGTTATAGTACTAACAACATGCATAGAAGGTTTACTGAAGTTATGCAAAACTCCAACCCTGACGACTACATCGTACCATGTAGTCTAAACGTGATGAACATAATCGCAGGTGCCGTGTTCGCCTTTATGCATGGAAAACTTAACCTACTATTATTTAAGGAGGGTGAGTATCTTGAAAGAAACTTAATAATTTAACAGATGAAAGGAGAAAAGATGGATGGATGGATTGACTATTGGTGACAAGGTACTTGTAATTGCTACTGCTCACACAAGGTATGTATATGGACATAAGATTTGGTATGTTGAATCTATTGATCCAAAAGAAGCTTGGTACGTAGGCTATACATGGAAACAAGAAGGTTATCATAAAATAGCCGACTATAACCCTGCTATTGAGAAACATAACGCAAACTACTTAACTAACATAAAATCTATCAAGTTAATGCGAGTGAAGTTTCACGAGTTTGGAAATGACTACTATGCATTTAGACAACACGTTAAGAAAATAGAAGGAGAATAAGAAAATGATAACTGAACGCACACTTAGAAAATGGAGGAAGGAAGTTCTTGAGGAGATAGTAATCCTAGCAAGCTCAGGAGACAAGCGAAGATTGGAGATAAGACAACGTGTTCTTCGCCTAACGCAAGAATTATTAGATCAGCATCTGCTGAGGAAGTGAGGTGAGTAATGTTTCCACTGCCTGAACAACCTACCTGGAAAATCCGAGATTCCTCCAAACTCGACAATTACCAAGAATGTCCTCGCAAGTTCTTCTTCACCCACATTCTTGGTTGGAGGTCTGAAAAACCTAACCATGACTTGTACTTCGGCGAATCTTGGCACAAAGCACGTGAATGGCAACTAATCCACGGCTACGATGATGTTGCAGGGGCCTATAAGGCCTTCATTGACTACTACCGACTCAAGTTCCCGCCTGGGACTGATGAAATCTATCGCCCAAAAGACCCTCTTGCAGTTGGTTACGCCTTGAACAAATTTGCAGATGAAAAACAATCTGACCTAATCGAGAATGAACTCCTCTTAACCGAAACAAGTGGAACCGTCCCAGTCGGTGAAGATCGCTTCCTCCACTATCGGATGGACTCTGTCCTACGTAACCGACTTGATGATAAGGTCTTTTCTTGGGATCACAAGTCTGCAAAAAAATTCTCACGTCAATGGGAAGAGAAATTTTACCTTTCAATCCAAAATGGAACTTACACCCATTGCCTCTATTGCATGTATCCTATTGAAGAAGTCCTTGGAATAGAGTTCTGCGGGACTTGTTTTGAATACCTTAAGCGTGGAAGCAAGTACCGTGACGCAGGTTATCACATTAATCTTAAGCGAGTCCCTGCCTTTAAAAGCCCTGATCAGATGAATACTTGGCTTTGGCAGGTTAATGATCTCTTGGACGACCTCGACAGGGACATGGATAGACTAATGGACTCCAAAGAGGAAGATCAAGTTCTCCAGGCCTTCCCAATGCGAACTACCTCATGTACTAATTACTGGGGCTGCATCTTCCATGACTACTGCATGAGTTGGTCTAATCCTCTCCAACGATGCTATGAGCCACCTCTCGGATTCAAAATCGAGTTTTGGGATCCTTCGGCTATGGAGACTACCAATAAAATAGACTTAGAATGGAGCAAAAGATGAACTGCCCTGACTGTAAAACTAAAATGACTATTGACTTCATCGACCTCCCTGCAGACAAAAGTTACTTTGAGGTAGTCTTTAAATGCCTGAAGTGCAAAGCAACTTTCTTCGGGACAATTTACCGAGACCTTGACCAAGCATCTAATGACGCAATCTGCGTTGAATGTGAGGAGAAAAAGAATGCCTTATGATCCAATGAAAGAACTAAAACGTGTAACTGACTATTACAACAACGACCCTCTACAAAAGCGTTTCTCTGCAATAATAACTGGAGAAACAAACACAGGTAAAACGTACCTCCTAAGGACTGCACGCTTCCCTATCCACGTAGACTCCTTTGATCCTGGAGGAACTAAGTGCCTTCTCGACTTGGTCAGGAGGAAGGAAAATCCTAACGGGCAAATAGTAGTCGATTCCTCTTGGGAAACCGAAGATCCTTACAACCCTAAGGCCTTCGCCGAGTGGAAAAAGACTATGGACCTACGCCTTTCCACAGGCTACTTCGACATGTTTGGAACTTATTGTCTTGACAGTTTAACTACCTTCGGCAAGGCTGCAATGAACTATCAGCTCAACTTAGCGGGCAAGGCCGGAGATGTTCCTAGACATCGTTACGACTACAACCCACAAAAAGTTTTTATGGAAAACTATATCCGTAAACTAATGAACCTTTCTTGTGACTTCATCATCACAGGCCACTTAACGGAGATTGAGGAACTAAGGCATGTAGACAAAAGCTCCGGCATAAAGACTTACGACACCAAGTACCGCCTTTACATAACCGGTCAAGCTGTCTTAACTATCCCTTTACTCTTCGACGAGATCTATACTATAATAGGGAGGGGCAACCCACCTAAGCGTGAGATGCTAATTGACTCTCTTGGCAAATACATAGCCCGTTCTCGACTAAAGCAGAAAGGGAAGTTAGGAGCGACTGAAGAGCCGGACATAAAGAAACTGTTAAAAAAGGCAGGGTTTGCGTGGGAGGACAAACCTAGATTGGAAGCTTAAGATCGTTCAAATCTTGAATGAACTAACCCAAAACACTTTAACCTATGGAGGTAACAATGCTTACAGACTACTCAGACTTGGAAAGTGAGATCAAAGATGCACCTGAACCTAAACTTCTAACTTCGGGAACAGAAGTAAAAGCGAGGATCGTCATAGTTAACTCGGGCGTTAGTGAGAAGAATGACTGCACCTGGTACATGCCTACCTTCGACGTCCCTGATGATCCTATGGTCATGATGTTCTCTGACTTTTTCTGGAATCTTGACAAGGACCTGCTTGAACCAAAGGACTATCAGCAAACTCTTTATAAATTCAAGCAGTTTGCGGAGGCCTTCGGTCTCGACTATAGCCGTCCCTTCAGTTGGGAAGATGACTTGCCAGGCCTTTCTGGATGGCTGATAGTTGGAATCCAAAAAGATAAAACTGGCCAGTATCCGGACAAAAACTCAGTGAGAAAGTACATTGCACCTAAATGATTAACTTTGCTGACAGTGGCGGAATTGGCAAGTCGCATCGGGCAGGGTTCAATTCCCTGCAATAAAGTATGATACTGGAATCCTTGCCATTGGAATTTAGACGCCTGAGGTATCCAGAAGAGGCCACAACCAAACTTACGTAGGACGGTAATTACCTAATGTGGTCCAGGTTCGAATCCTGGCTGTCAGCAACTTTTAAATTACCAAAAACGTACATTTAACAATCTTTGGGAAAAATCAAAAGCGCAATCTCCAACAATTAGTAGGCCAGGTGTGGGTGGGTAAGTTCTCTATATAGCCAGAGAACAGTTGATGTATAACTACTAGTTCGGGCTTGGGAGGCCAACAGGTAGAACGATATTACTTTGAAGAAAAATATCATTAGGTGCCAGGTGGTTGGTGTTGGAGATTGTTCAATTATTGAACGAACTTGAAAGGAGCTTAACTTATGTCTGAAGACTACAAACCAAAGTTCTCATTTGAAATAACTGAGGAGCAAAAAGTCCGTGCCAATCGACTTCTCTCCACCTATGGCTTACGCAAGAGTGTGTTCTCTGTGGTCTTAGACGACGTGCTTGACCTGATCGAGAAGCATGGTCAAGTGGTCATCGGCGTCATTCTTGACGGTGCCACTAAACCAAGAGAAATAATACCTATTCTTGCCAAGGCAGAAAGGAAAGGTGAAGCATAAGATGGCAACCATTGAAGACCTACCCAACACACCTATCACCGACATGACTACCGACGAGGCGATCGAACACCTTCGACAAATCCGCCTGTCTCGTAGAATCCCCAAGAAAAAACAGTCAAAGGCTACGGTTATAAAAAAAGCAAAAGCAAAAGCTGTTCCTAAGGTCAGTCCTGAGGAAGCAAAGGAATTATTAAAACTACTCGGAGGATAAACCAAATGCCTGACATTGATGTAGGCACCGTAGCAATGGTGTCGTTAGACGAGATAGAAGTCGGTGAACGTGCTAGGGAAGTAATGGGTGACTTGGATGGGCTGGAAGGTTCGATGAAAGAAAGCGGGCTGATCCAACCACTTGCGGTTAAACACTATGGGGATGGAAAGTATTTACTCTTAGCAGGTGGACGTAGGTATCAAATATTAAGGAAGAACAGTGTAGAATCAATCCCTATTCGCATCTATCCTTCTGATATAACTGAGCTTGAGGTTAAGGTAATTGAACTTGCAGAAAACTTCTTTCGTAAGGACATGGAGCACTGGGAATTTGACAATCTAGTCCGTGAGACTCACCAACTCCAACAAACAATCCACGGAGTCAAGGCACCTGGTCCTGGAAATCTTGGTTGGTCAGTTGAAAACACAAGCAAGATGATAGGTAAGTCTAAAGGCGGTGTATCAGATGCAATAAAGAGAGCTGAGGCACGAGACGCCTTTCCCGAACTCTTCGATCATTGCAAGACACAGAAGGATGCAACTAATGTACTGAAGAAAATGGACGAAGCAGTTATTAAGGAAGTCCTTGCACAAAAGATAGAACTTGGAAAGGCAAGTAATCAAGTTCAACAACTATCAAAATCCTTCGTCCTTGGAGATTTTTTTGAGAAGGTGAAGGAAATCCCAGATGGGATAATGCACTTGGTTGAGATAGACCCACCTTACTCAATCGACTTGAATAAGAAGAAGAAAAGTGGAGGTGAGTCACAGTATGTAAAGGAAGATTACAACGAAGTGGGTGTCCAAGACTACGACGACTTCCTGCTTAAAGTATTCAATGAGTGTTATCGAGTCATGGCTGACCACTCATGGTTAATCTGCTGGTTCGCACCTGAGCCTTGGTTCGATCAAGTATACATATCCCTATGCTCTGCTGGATTCCAAACTACTCGAATGTGCGGCATCTGGACTAAACCCTCTGGCCAATCAATGAGGCCTGAGATGTACCTCTCAAATTGCTACGAGATGTTCTTCTATGCATGGAAGGGCCGGCCTGCACTAAACAAACCAGGTCGTCTGAACCACTTCTCCACTCCTCCAGTTCCTGCAAACCAAAAGACTCACCCTACTGAGCGACCAGTTGAGTTGATGAAGGAAATTTACAACACCTTTGCCTTTCCTGGATCACGTGTCCTCATCCCCTTCCTTGGTTCAGGCAATGGACTGATAGCTGCGGACGAACTTGGGATGGCAGGCTTAGGATATGAACTTGGGAAAGGTTACAGGGATTCATTCTTGGTGAAGGTTTATGGAAAGTAAAAAACGCCGCCCTTACATAAAACACAAAGCAGTCCAGGAAATCTTCAAAGAAAATCCTGATCTGCTTAAGAAACTAATCCATGAGGCTAAAAAGAACTTCCGCACTCCACCTGAGCAGTTAATCTACTACACGTGGAAGTGTATAGACTTCATGGAATAGTTTGTTCAATAATTGAACGATCTAAGGAGGAAGAATGAGAAATACCTACGTCAGCCCATCTGGAGATCGCTATGCAAAACTAGGTGTCTGTGGCGAACAACCTGGTCAGTGGGAAGCTCGTAAAGGAAAACCTTTCATCGGGCCTGCCGGTCAAGGTCTCAACGAATGCCTTCAAATGACTCGTATTCCTCGTACTGGGTTGTACCTTACGAATGTAATAAAAGACCTCGATGCTCCACTCCGCAGCTACATCAACATAAACTATAACAGACAAGACTGGACTATTTCTGCAGAAGGAAACAAGTACATCAATGAACTAGCTGAGGAACTCAAAGCCCTAAACCTCAATGCAATCGTAGCTTTTGGAAATGTAGCCTTGATTGCTCTGACAAGCCGTGTAGGAATAACCAAGTGGCGTGGGAGCGTCCTTGAGTCAACCATAGTCCCTGGGCTTAAAGTAATCCCTACCTTCCACCCTGCAACTTTCATTCCACCAAAGTTCAACTTCCTTAACAAACCTTTAATTTGTGAAGACCTCTTAAGAGCTAAGGACGAAAGTGAGTATCACGAGATCAGAAGAACTGCTCGAAACATCAGGATCAAACCTGACTTCCGCCAATCAGTCGACGTCCTTAACTTCTGTTACGAAAAAGGAATGCGAGGTCAAACAATAGACATGGACATCGAAGTCATCCATGAGGAACTCGACTGCATCGCCTTCTCCTGGTCTCCAACTGAAGCCATCTCCATCCCCTTCCGTGATCAGCAAGGAGACTACTTCACCATTGACCAAGAGCACGAAATAATGCTTTTGATTGCAAAGATTCTTGAAGAAGAAAAGATAGCCAAGCGTGGGGCTTACTTCATATTCGATACTCAATTCATGCTACATAAGTATGGTATTAGACCTCGTGGTGAAATTCACTGTACTCAAATAGCCCAGAAGATTTCCCTCCCTGATTACTCCGCAGGCCTTGACTTCGTCACTACCAACCACACTGACATTCCTTATTACAAACAAGACGGTAAGCAATGGATGAAGATGGGGACTGGCACCTGGGAGGAGTGGTGGAACTACAACGGCATGGATTCTATTGCAACATCTGCTTCCCACCCAAGACAGATTGAAATCTTAATGAAGCAAAAGAACATGGACACCTACGATCGCCAACGAAAGTTAATCAAACCTCTTATTTATATGATGGAAAGGGGGATTAAACTTGACGTTGACGGCATGTTGAGGGATAAGGAAGAAGAACAAGCAAAACTGGACACGTTAATCGAATCCCTCCACAAGGAAGTCGGCTATGAAATAAACCACAACTCACCACAACAGGTAATGAAGTATTTCTACGGCGACCTTGGTATTAAACCTTATAAGAAAAGGAATACAAAAGGAAAGTATGTAGAAACCTCAGACGTCGACGCACTCAAACGCATCTCCCGTCGAGGTTTCCCTGCTGCTCAAATAATGCTTGACATTCGTAGTTTGAGCAAGCGCATTTCAACTTATTTGAATGTCAGGAAGGCGGATAAAGATGGAAGATACAGAAGTAGCTACAACCCAGTCGGTGCTGAGACTGGTAGACTCAGTTCAGGAGAAACTATCTTTGGCACAGGAGGAAATCAACAGAATTGGCCTCATGATCTCCTTAGATTTTTCCTCTTCGATGAAGGGTATATCGGATACTCTTTCGACCTTAGCCAAATTGAGAACAGAATTGTTGCTTATGTTGGAGGAGTTATCGAACAAATCAGAGCCTTCGAGTCCGGCATCGACCTCCATCGACTAACCGCTTCAGTAATCCTCGGCAAGCCTTTCGATGAAGTCTCCTCCGAGGACGGCTCTTCCCCTCTCGGTGATGGAAGGCAGAGTGAACGCTACTGGGGCAAGAAAGGAAATCATGCAACTAATTACGATGTAGGCTTCAAAACCTTTGCCCTCAAGAATGAAATGCCTGAAGCAGACGCCAAGCACATAATAGAACGTATCCATCGAGGTTATCCACAAATCAGAGGCGGTTACCACTTAACCATCCAACAGATGCTTAAGAAGAACCGGATAGTCGAAAACCTAATGGGACGCAAGCGCTTGTTCCTCGGCCCTATAATTCCTTCCTACCCTAACGTACCAAAAGGTGCTTGCCTTGACACCTTCCGCAAAGCCTACGCCCACCTACCTCAATCAACAACTGCTGACAAGATAAACGAACATGGAATAGAGTACATCTATTACAACCAAGACCTCTTTGCACCAATAGAACTCCTAACCCAAGTCCATGACTCTATAGTGTTCCAAATTCCTTTAACTATCCCTTGGATTGAACAGGCTAAGATGCTCCTGCTTATTAAAAAATCCTTAGAACAATCCCTATTCTGGCATGGAACTGAGATTAAAACTCCTGCTGACTTAGCCATAGGCTTCAATATGAACAAGAAGGATATGATAGAACTTAAAAGCAAAGAAATTCCAAATAGTGAGATTGATTTAGCAGGAAAATTAGAGGAGATCTATAATGAATTATGCCAAAATGTTCAATTATAGAATCTTGGAAAAAAATTGAAAGGGGTTTATGCAAAGACTCAAGCGGAAA